GGGGTCTATACATTTCATCTTGAATTTCTTTAAATTCCTGAGATAGTTCAGGGTATTCTTTTTCAAAATGAGCCACTGTATGATCTGATTCTGCTTGGTATGCTTTGAAGTCTTCTGCTGTATTCATATTAAAAAGGTAAAGGTTGTTCACCCCAATATTTATTTAATGTTTCTAACCTATCATCTGCATCAGTTAATAATTCTAATGCTTCTGTAGCATCTTTCATAAAATCATTTACTGTGTGATCACCAATTCCTACTGCTTGATTTTCTAATAAATCTAATGCCATTAAGGCTTTTGCTTTATCTGCTTCTGCTTGTGCAGTTAGTGCTTCTATAACTTTACTTTTTTTCATGTTTTCATTACATTTTGATATGCTTGTTCGTATTGTTGTTCTAAAGTGAGTTTAGGGTCTTCAGTTTTTAATTTCTTTATTTCTTTAAACATTTGTTGTCTTTTACCATGTTCTTCAGCACTATAAAGTAATTCCTCTAATTTACTCATTTTAGTAGTTTTTTAATTTCTTTTTCGTCTTTACCCATTTCACTTAATATAATAAATATTTCTTCTTTAGTCATTACTGCAATATATGAAAGAGCATCTGATGATCCAACTTCATAGTATTTTGCTATGTCTTCTACTAAATCCTTATTAATATTTTCAGTTTTTGACTTTATATATTGTAGCCAAACTTTCTTTTTAGGTAACATTTCTTTATAAAAATTATATATTTGTTTTTTCATATTTGGTAACATACTTTGCGCATAATCTGCGATTTCAACGTAATATACATGCATACTAATAAATCTGTGCACCATATATGAATTAAACTTTTCCCAGTCGTTATCTGTAAATTCAGAAGCTGATGTTTTATACAACGTTATATGTTGTAACCAGTCAAAAATATTTTTAATCTTATTTTTCAATTAAATAGTAATATCTTTATAATCCTCTCTAATTTCTTTAGGTAAAGAATCCGCTATAATTTTCTTAGTCTCTAAATCATAAAATACAGGTATTGGAAGCATTGCATCTTCATCTGTTCCTGCTACGAATTTTGATACTTTTCTTAATACAAATGCTTGACCAAATAAATGCCCACCATCGAATCCTTCGATCATAGTTGTATTTTTAAAGTCAATATTCATTTTTTGTTGTTGTGGATTATTCATATCACTTGTGGTTTTTTTATTTCAATTATTTTTGCTAATGCACTTGCAATATTGACTTCCTTGTCAATACGAAAGTTAGAATGATATTGATGCTCATTCAAAATTATTGCTACACTTCCTTCTCTACCAATGGCATATTCGGAGGCATGATCAAATAATGCCCTATATAATTCCTCAAAATCACGTACTTGAGAATCGGCTATTATTTGCCTTAATTTTCTAAAATCAGTTTTCTTTAGTTTAAGTTCCTCGATTATCTGTTTTATATAGTTTGATGATACTAAAATTGATTCATCCACTACTAACTCATTATTTTGGGTTGATAACTGAATAGTATTTAACATTTTTCGTATATCCGGATGATGTTTATTAACTATGTTAACAAGAGCTTCTATTTCAAACTTTGTTTTTTCCTTGTCTAGTATCCCTTTTATGTGTTTTGCTACCTCTTTTTTGCTTGGTGGTACTATTTTTAATGTTTGACACCTTGATTGAAGCGGATCTATAATGCGCTCTATAAAATTACAAGTGAGGATAAAACGTGTGTTACGTGAAAACGTTTCTATTGTATTTCTTAAAGATGCTTGTGCTTGGATGGTGAGAAAATCCGCCTCATCAAGGATGACAACTTTAATCTTTTTAAACGATATAGTGCTTGAGAAACTTGTGACTTTATCCCTAATAGTTTCGATGCCTCGTTCATCACTAGCGTTAATATAAAGGTAGTCACACTCCAAATTATTAACAATAAGTTTAGCAAGGGTCGTTTTTCCAGTACCAGCAGGACCATAGAATATAAAGTTTTGAATATCATCTTGGTCTAGGTATTTTTGTATTTGGGTCTTGATATGTTCATTTCCAACGTATTCTGTTAAGTCTTTTGACCTATATTTCTCTACTAAAAGTGAATGTTCTTTAGTACTCATCACCATATATGTTATATTTCTTTATTGGTTCAGGTTTGACCTCTTCTTCAGTTGTTTTAATAGCATATAATTTACCATCTAAAGGAGCTAGCCTATATTCACCCTTAAAGTTAGTAACTCCTAGGTAGGCTTCCAAAGCATCTGTAAGGGATTTATGAATAACTTTTTTTGGGTCTTCAACTAAAGACCACCTGTCTCCAGGTGGTACTCTTGTTGCTATAACCTCATTTCTTTCTATAACCTTTGTTTTCATATTACATCATGCCCATCATAGCTGGGTCTATTTCTGGGGATTTATTCTCTGTTGGTTTATCAACTATTGTAGCTTCTGTTAATAAAATAGTACCTGCTATTGATGCTGCATTTTGTAATGCACTTCTAGTAACTTTGAATGGATCTATAATACCAGCTTCTTTAAAATCTACCATTTTGTTTTGTCTAATATCAAATCCTTCCCATTCGCCATCTTCTGCTAATTCAGGAATTTCTTCTAAACCAGCATTTTTTAAGATTTGTTCATATGGTTTTTTACATGCTTCTTTAACAATTTCTACTCCAATATTAAAATCTACATTTCCATTATATTCTATCCATTGTGTAGCTCTTGCTATTGCAACTCCACCTCCTGGTAGGATACCTTCTTCAATAGCTGCTTTTGTAGCATTAAGAGCATCATCTACTCTATCTTTTCTTTCATTCATTTCAGTTTCAGTATTTCCACCTACATGAACAATTGCTACTCCACCCACAAATTTAGACATTCTATCTTGTAATCTTTCTATTTCAAATGGTGTTTCAGCTTTTTCTATTTGGTTAGCTAATTCTTCTACTCTATCTGCAATAGATTCTTCTGAGCCTTTACCATCTACAATAGTGGTTTTTTCTTTAGTAATGGTAGATACTCTAGCTTCACCAAACCATTCCCAACTAAATTTTTCAAGTTTCATACCTTTTTCTTTACTAAATACTTGACCCCCAGTTAAAATAGCTATATCCTCTAACATTAGTTTTTGTCTATCCCCAAATTCAGGAGCTTTAACAGCACATACCTTTAATGTACCCCTCATTTTATTTACTATAAGAGTAGCTAATGCTTCATTATCTATATCCTTAGCAATAATTAAAAGTGATTTATTAGTATTTGATACACTTTCTAGTATTGGTAATAATTCTTTTACTTGTGTAAAAGTATGATCTGCTATTAAAACATAGCAATCATTTAAAGTAGTAGACATAGTATTATTATTAGTAACAAAATAAGGTGATTTATAACCTCTGTTAAATTGCATACCCTCTACTGTTTCAAGATAAGTTTCACCCGTTTTAGATTCTTCAATATGTACTACTCCTTCTCTACCTACTTTTTCCATTGCAGTAGCAATTAACTTGCCTATTGTTTCATCATTATTAGATGAAATAGTAGCTACTTGCTCTAATTGCTCTTGAGATGAGACATCTTCTTGAAATGGAGTTAAATGGTGAACTACTTGTTCTACAGCAGCATCTATCCCTCTTTTAATATCCACGGCATTGGCATTATTATCTAAAGCTGATAAACCCGCTTTAACCATTTCTCTAGCTAATAAAGTAGAGGTAGTTGTACCATCTCCTGCATTATCAGCTGTTTTAATAGCTGCTTGTTTAAGCATTTGAACACCTAACTCTTCAGTTGGATCTTCTAATGAAATACTTTTTGCTACTGTAACACCATCTTTTGTTGATTGTGGTGTTTGGTTAGGTTTAGAAATAACAACATTTCTACCATTTGGACCTAATGTAGATACTACAGCATCTGCTATTTGGTCTATTCCTTTTACTAGTTTTTTTCTGGCTTCGGGGCCAAATTCTATAATTTTACTCATCTTAATCCATTGATTTTATAGCATCAAAATCTTCCTCTGATACTTCGGTTTGTTCTAAAACATCCTCTACTGATGTTGTATTATTTACTTTTGCTAATATTTGATTTTCAGGGCCGATATAATATTCATCTCCCTTATGTTGTAATTTAGTAAAACCAACTGTTGGTAGTACTACTACATCCCCTACTTTAACTTGTGTTTCTACAAAACCAATTCCAGGTACTTGATAACCAGGGCCTACAGCAACTACTTCTCCATGTTCATTTCTATCTTTACCTAAATCGGGTACTACTATTGATCCGTATTGTGTTTCTTCCTCTTCTTGAGGTTTAACTATTACTGCATTGAATAATGCTTCTAATTCCATAACTTAATTTAATTTAATGTTTGTGGTGAATATAATAAAAATAATTTAAAAAGCAAACTTAGGATTCACTTTTTTTATTTTATTGTTATTAATTTTGATTTTTTATCTGCGGCTGTTGGGATAAATAAATGGAGCAAGCCATTTTCCATTTTAGCTTCTATTTTTGATAAATCAAATTTAGCTGCTATTTTATATCCTAATTTAAAAGACCTTTTAGCTAGTCCTTTATAGATATAACCCTCATATGATTCTTCTTCTTGTGGTTTATCATAAGATATATTTAATTGATCTCCATCAATTTTTAACTGTATATCTTTTTTAGTTAAACCTGTACAGGCAATCTCAAAATTGAGACCGTCATCATCATAGAATATATCTAGTGGGTGAGGTTGTTTATTTTCGAATGTTGTTGGTTGAAATGTTCCTTCTGCTTGAAAGAAATTTTTGAATAAAATGTCGAACGGTGTACGTTCATGAAATAATGTACTCATATCATTTAGTTTTGTGGGTGTCTTAACTACCCGGTTATTAAATTACTAAGCTCCCATTTTGGTGAGCCGTTTATGCATCCTAAGTTTGCATTTATACATATATGAAAATTATGAAATAATACCATCCTCTGTAGGAACCATGTAATATTTT